CCCTCGGTCTACGTTGACAATTTTTATATAATGTTCAGCAAAATATTCCGGACTCTCAGAACATTTAATGTATTCGTCTATTTGTTCCTGTGTGAACTGAATAGGTACATTGGTGCGCTTGAGTTGCGGGTTGCCAAGATAAACTTCGCTCATATTACTTTACGGGCTTCTTAGTCCTTGGCTTTTTGACTACGGCTTTCTTAACTGCAGTTTTCATTGTTGGTTCAATCTTGACTGGCTCTTTGGTTGAAGTGTATGCGCAAAAATCTAAAAACTTCTTTGCGTACATTACAACTTTCGCGTATAGTTCATTCCACATTTCTCTTCTCCTTAATATATTTTTGTAAATCTGTTGTACTACCAACAAATAGTGCGTTTGTTACGTTTTGAGGATGGAGTGTATTTGAATCACCATTCTTATTCTGCAACTCTTTCTTTTGTTTATGAAGATTCAATAAGTCTTTATTGGCATCTATCATAGTCTTCATTATCTGTCCAACAACCTCATATGATCTTGGATGTTCGCTCGTCTTCGCAAGAAATAATATACCATCTAATGCTTCTTCGCCCTTATTCATAATATTCTTTATGTTTTTTCGAGCAGAATCAAAGTCGCTGTCAAACTCATTCTCAACATGCTCTTCTACAGGAACAATGTCTACGACCGAAATTGTTTGTACTTCAGTTTCAGGAAGATCAAAGATTTTGTTTAAATTGTCTTCTAACTTACTCATTATATAGTCGTCTGTTGACGCTCCAGTTTCTTGGCATTCGTGCGAAGATTTTCGGTATATCTACTTATACTATGATTAGCAAAATAGTTTATGTTCTTCATTTTTAAACCTTTAATGAACCCACGAAATCTGTCTTTAATCATTTGAATGGTAGACATGTCACGGACATTGCCCCAGTGATTCATATAATGAAGTGTTCCTTTATGTTTATATGGCCACGGTGGAACTCGGGTGACAATATCAGCACTATTGACCCACCGATGATGAGCAAACGTAAATGCGTTTACATATTCAGCATTACCTGGCTTTGGGCAACCATATGTATAAACTGCTTCTACATTAGGAAGAGTTTCATCGCATTGAAGAACATTAGCCATAATGACGGTCATTGCTGCGCCAAGGCTGTGCCCAGTACACCAAATATTTTGCTGTCTATTATAAATTTCTCTTAGATGATTTGATATATCTTCCCACAATGCGACCACACTATCTTGAAACCCACGATGAACCTTACCTGGTCCAATAATAGGTTTTACCATTTTGACCTTCAAATCTGCTTTGATATCACGAAATTCAGTCGGCTGTGTTCCTCGACACACAATAACAATATCATTATCATTATGAAGAACATATGCTTGACTGCCGTGTGAATCGAAGAAACTCACATTTGAGGGGTTAAAACCAATTTTCTTGAAAATAGATGATGCTTTTTTTGGTGCCAAATAAGCACTATCGCTTATAAGGGCAAGAATATAACTTCTTTCATCAAACGTCATTTCCTTTATCATTATTCATTCCAATCATATGAGTTAGTATCTATTATCTGGTCTACACGAAGCGAATCTTGTCCTGTCTTTGGATCATATTTTTTACCGTCTGTAAAGAAGAAGGTATTTGACGCAATACCGTAGTTGCTATTAGCCGAAATCAAACTATACGAAATAGATTGTGCGCTATTGCTCGTTGGTTGTCCATTTGCAGTTAGACCAGGAACAATAACAATACGACTTGATCTACCAGTCCTTTCAATATCCGCATTTGTAATTTTAGGCGTCGATACACCATATAATGTATTTGAAGACGTATTCGCATTGACGACATTGAAATCGATCTGAACACGTTTGATAACTCCAGACGTTCGAACTGGTCCAAAGAAGTATCCCTTCACAGTAAACGAAAATGTATAGATTAATGCGCGGCGCGTTAGAAAATCGCCCTCATATGTATCTTCAAGATTTACATCATTTAGAACTGTCGGAATATCCATTACTATTCCCATTTGGGGAATGAGATTTACACTATTTGTCCATTCTGGACCAAAATATGGTAATATTTGTTCAAGAAGTTGTGCGCCATCATCCGCATTCTTGACATAGATATACAGAGCAAAGTTCATATTATATGGAACAGGAACATATTGATTATTGAGTTTATTTTTATCTGTAGAAACAACAGACGTATTTCGTGTCGTGCTTGTTAGTCTCCGTGAACCATCATATGTTATATTAAGCATTTCAAACGACGCAGCAGGAAGTTGAACTGCGATTGCTCTTTGTAAATCTGGATCAGCAGCCAAACGCACAAGAAACTTATCGCGTGGGCTATAAGCAAGTGGCACCTCAAGAGCCTGTACAACATTTGAATCAGCATCTAATCTATGAACAACCATATCGTTGAACATATTACCAAACATCACAATATACTTGCGAATAGATTGATGATAGAACTGCGCGCCAAACATAGACATTACCATCTATCCGTTTCAGAGAAGGGACTGGATTCGCTCCAGTTTACAAACTCAAATGATTCTTGTGTAATAATCTCATTATTGGCCATAAATGCGGTCGTTTCAAGTCTAAACTCATTTAGCATGAATCCGTCATCTTCATTTAGAATATTAAACCCATCTTCTGTCTTCAACTGATACATTAGAATATCAAGAGATAGACTTGTACTAATGGTATCAATCTGTGTGTTGCCAGTCTGCATAACCCAGTCGCGATCCATAAGTTCACATTGAAGATCATAAGTATATAATTTACCATGTTGATAAAATATAGATTCATGTTCAACAAATTTAATCTTATAAATTTTATTTGTAAATGGAAAGAATATGGCATCGCCTTCAAGTGGGCGAGATGATGTAATACTATATCCGTTTGCTGTGCCAGATTCAAGTAAGTAGCTCTCAGTATTAGCATAATTATTTGTATCTGCTGTTTCTACTTGATAGTTATATCCAACTTCCTCAATGAGTTTTTCAGTAGATATTTGATTCCATCGTTTTCTGGCTATCGTAAGCGTAATAGAATCTCGAATTTCAAGATTGAACTTACTTAGAAAATCACCCTCGCCCTGAAATCCCTGAACATCTTTGAGATATACTTCTACATCAACTGCTTTATTAAACGTCGCAATACGGTCTTCACCTAAAAGAAAGTCTTGATTGACTAGTGTTAGTGGCAAATATTTAACATCAAGCCCATGCATCTTGATTGATTCAATAATCAAATCTTCTGCTGTGTCTTGTTCTCTTGCGTAAGAATAGTTGCGAAAATATTTATTAGTTGCCACAAGTTTATCCTATCATATCCGAAACAGGTAAACTATATGTATTAATTAGTTCTTCTTCCATCTTTGCTATTTCGTCCATAGCATCCTGAAGGATTTGACGACCATTGAATGTAATACCACCCGGCATTTGCATACCTTCAAACTTCGTGATGTTCTCGCCCCATTGCCGCTTAATAAGCGCAGTCGCGTATTTCTTAATCCATGGATCATTCCAGATATCAGTATAAACTTCTGGATCCAATGCCATATACCCATCTACAATGATATAATCGTCCACACTAACATCTACACTCCACATCATATCTACATGAAGTTTGTTATTGTGTCGAGTGAACCGAATGGGCTTTTCACCAGATAAAATTTCATCGATGGATTCAATCTGTCTCATGGCCATAACATATGGAGCCATGTCCAGAGTCGTAAATGTGTACATATTACTCAACATCATTTGATATCTGATATTGAACATACTAGATGAGTTTAGTCCAGTGCTAATTCTAAAGATGCGAACAACACCGATGAGATTCTCTGGTAATGTGAAATATTGATTGGCAATATCTGCAGCAGTAACTTTGATCTTAAAATATACATGCTCAGTGCCATCATAATGATAATCCCTATATTTTAGTAGGGCATCATCAACACGATCTGATATTTGTTCTGGGTCTACGTTTATGTCGATTACTGGGTATCCAAGTCTACGCAAGCAATAATCGATAAATTGTTGCCGTGATGATGTGATTGCCATATTACCCTCGTTTGATTACGAGACTATTTATACTTGACAGATGCTTCATATTGCGGTATAATAACTATGTTGTTTGTGCAGATACTATATTGTATTAACCGCCCGCATTACCTGGCACGTAACAAATAACACCACGAACAGGGATAAAGCAAACAACTGCTTGAAAGAATGGATTATTTCGGAGTACTTCTGAATCGGTAATACGTGCTTCATCCGGAACTACACGCCAGTCATTGATTTCTTCTATATATGCTTCAAGAGTATCATTTCGATATCGCATTTGACGTTGTTTACAGTCTGACTGATCACAACAAGATATGCCAGGTGGAAGATTACCAACATCATTTGGCGTTTTTAGTGAACGAAACCAGTCCGCAATATCAGATGATGTTTGTGATAATGCTGAATTAGCTAAGACTAGACAAATGCCAATAATGATAAGGCTACGGTATCTCATAATATTTAAGGTCTTATATCTCAATTTCCCCCACGGGTGTTATTCTGATGGAAATTGGTTTTTTACAGATTCTGACATAGCAATCAATGCAGATCCATCGGCTCCGATATCAATCCCATCAAGACTAAGTTTTTTAAACGTTTTAATAATCATATCCAACTGATCACCTAATGGAATATAGGCTTCAACTCTTTTTTCTCTATACGACCTAGCTGATTTAGCTGCATCCTCTCTTATAGAGATAGAAGATTTATAATCTAATATTTTTGAGATATAAGATGTAATTGTTGCGTCGATACTTTCATCTAGTACCAAAGGATTACCATCACTATTGACCGCAACTCGCATAATTTGGCCGTTTGGTAAAACTTCCCAATTAAAAGAAATATATTGACTGTCCAGGTTGAAAGAGGGCTCATCAATCCTAAATTCAGAAATCCCATTCCAATACCCAACAGTATCGATTCCATCGGTTATAATTAGAATACCGTCTGACTGCATGACGAAATGTTTTGGTTTGTATGTTGGCATTTTTATTCTCCAGATATATTTATGCTGCTCGCATTATATAGTATAATGCCTTCCATGGTGGTAGAGGTAGTGTCGCCGACGCTGTCCAAGTATGAGAGTGTGATACACTATATGAGTTATGCATATCACCAGCGCCGCTGCCATAACCGCCGTTTTCATGTTGATGTGTCCAACTGTTCGTTGGTACAGCAGATCCTGCTGTAATCGATCTTGTCGCGGTGCCACCGCTAGAAGCTAGAGTATATGTAGTATCTGCTCCTATAATGAATTTCCCACGAAGATTTGGAGTTGAGTTTGTTCCATCACAATTTCTCCAGCTTGCGGGCAAATCTATAAGAGCACCATAATAGGCAGCAATCATATTTGCTTTTGGTATGGTTTGAGCCGTCGCGGCTACTGCTGTCAGTGCATGATATGGAGGAAGATTGACTGTGGTTGATACTCCAGTTTGAGCATCGTGTGTGTGTCCGCCAACGCCATAATAATGATCTCCATATGGCGGATCTTCATTTACTGGGGTATAATTGGTGTGTGTGTGGGCACCAGCAGATGCTGTGGTTGTATTTGCTGTGGGGGTGAGGCTACCCAATGCTGCTCTTACATCATTCGCCACACCCTTAATGAAATTACCCTTCAGCGCAGTTTTTTCTGTATATCCGGTTGGTATATTGCCCACAGTATCATTAAACCATAGAACTCCTCCATTTGGAATAGTGGTAGAAGATAGATTTTGAATATAAGCAAGACTATACGACGGTGGTGTAACATTGACATTGACTGCAACTGTGTGTGCATGACCAGCATGAACAAGTGGTGCGTAGCCAGCGCGGCCGCCGCCGGACCCACCACCCGTTGTGTTTGTGCTATGAGCACCTGCTGTTGACGTTGTTCCTGCTATAGGTACATCTTGATTCGATCCGCCTGTAGTATTATATAAGTATGTTTCATTTTCTGCTATAATAAATTTATTAGATAGATCGATAGTACCGCCAGTTCCATTAGCCAAAGCCCATCCCGTAGGAATTGAAGCAACGGTTCCTTCGTATGATATTATTAATCCCACAGGAACGTTGCCACCGGAAGCAACAGTTCCCATCATCATCTGAAGAATGCCAGTCATTATGTGAGCCCGGTTCCCACGATCAACCATGTTGTTGAGGTAAGTTTGCGAGCCGTAGCGACCCCATATTGTGCGAGAGAGCGAGAGCCAGTTGTGCCTGCGCCGGCAAGATACATCGTGTCAGTCGTGATTGCAATGGTAACAACTTGAGAAGACATATTTGAAAACAAAATACACGTTCCGACTGGATATGGTACGTTCGCGTTGCTATCGATGGTGAACGTGCGAGCATTTGCGTCCGTCGAAGGATGATCTATTGAGTAACCGCTGTCTGCGAGGACCGTCGTGTAGTTCGCACTTTGTGAGTTAGGGGGAACCTCAAGAAATCCAATGGATATATCATTAAGTGTTAGTGTTCCGCGGACCTTTGTGGTTTTCCCGCCAGCACTACCGAGTACAGTATTACCAAATACAGTCAACGATGATGCCACGTTTGCGTGGCCAGATACTGTAACTAGGCCAGCAAAGGTCGTTGTCGCAGATGAGTTTGAACTATTGGTATTACCTGTAAGAACTAGGGCATTTTTTACTGTGGTCGCGCCTCGAATAGATACGGTGCTTGTTTGATCACCTATAGTAAATGTACCAACTCCAGTGTTCGCTACGAAGTTACCATTAATGACAGTTTTCTTGCCTGTATCGCCAAGAACTGTATTACCTGATACTAGAAACGATGTACTGATCGTTGCTCGACCGTTAGCACTCAATAGTCCATTAATGACAGTTTTCTTGCCTGTATCGCCAAGAACTGTATTACCTGATACTAGAAACGATGTACTGATCGTTGCTCGACCGTTAGCAGATAATAGACCAGTTACAATAGTGCGCTTACCAGCAGCACCATGAACGCTGTTGCCCGATACAATGAGATTGTTTGTGACAGTCAATACACCGTTGGCTTTAGATGATCCATTGAATATGGTAAGTTTACCAGCAGCACCTAAAACTGTATTACCAGTTGCTTTAAGAACATTATTAGCAGTAATTGTGTTTGCGTATAGACTTGAATTGTTGATAGCAAACTGACTCAATCGATCAAACGCCTCATTTGACCGAATTCGCCAAGTATTAAATGTATTTGTAAGTGCTACGTTAGCGATTTTTGCCATTTATGAATTTCCTATCGTATTTATTCTATTTATATTTAGTATCATACTTAGGTAACCTTAAATCGCCAGTACAGGCACAGAAATTTTTTGGGCATGTTAGATAATCATCTAACAATTCAAAGGTATCTAATCTACCAAGTTCAACTGATCTGCATATACCTCCATAAACCATGCCAGAATAAGATATACTAATTCCAGACGAGCCCGCCGCGCATTTCCAATTCAAAAATTGATTCTGTTTATTTATAATGATTTTTGACATATTTCCATGGATAGGCTCTACACTTTCATCTGAATATGTGACGAACGATGAGTCTATGAACTGTTTCCGGGTAGTTGGTTGAGTTTGATCTAATTCTAAATCCTGATGAAATGCTTCTGCTTGTCTAAGATTGAAAATTCCCTGTAGTGCTTTAATTAAATTGTTCTGAGATTCGTCATATTCATATGATGTATTATTGAAATTATTTTCTTCTTGAATGCCTAAATAACTTAGTACTTTTGGCTGTACATATTTTTTTAATCTATCATCTAATTTCATGTATAAATCGACGGTACTGTGCCAGTTATTTGGATCACACATAAAATTAAAATTAAATTTTCTATTGGTTTCTTCAAACCATAAGCATAAATCGTTAATCTTCTGTATGTTGGTAAATTCTGGATGTAGTGATATTGTTATATAATCCGGAAACGAACGAAGATTTTTCCACCAAGTCAATCCTCTAGAGCCGTTAGTCGTTGTTGATATTGATCCATATGAGTTGAGAGTTTCAATTAACATTTCATACATTGGATGTAATGTTGGTTCGCCACCAGATAGAGTCAGAAACAATTTTCTTCCCTTCAGGTGAACATTAATTAGTCTATCAATAAATGTTGTAATTTCTATATCTGTTGGATATCCATCTTTGATACCCTTAGCATATTTTCCTGAATGTAAATTTGGCAAACAATAATTACACTTAAAATTACATAGGTCGGTCAAGGTCCAATATATGTAAAGATTATCATTTGGTTTATCAATTTTTATAATTTTCAAGGCTGCCATTTAGATATCCCTTACTAGTATATATAAGTATATATAAGTATATATAATAGGAGTTCAATATGGCATTTGATTTACATAGTTTTTGCCCAGAAGCCTGGTCGCAGTTAGAAATAGATGGAGCTGGCGATTATAAACTATGTTGCCTAGCTAATTTAAATAAAGATTACGGATACGCCATTGATGAAAATGGACTAGTCATGAATGTCCTAACTCACACGATGGCTGATGCTCTGAATAGCGTAACACATAAAGAACATAGAAAAGAATTACGAGAAAATATACAACCAACCCGTTGCAGAAGTTGTTATGATTCTGAGATTGCGATGAAGGCAGCATTCAATAGAACTTCTGTTGGTAAGCCAAATGATATAACTGCTTTTGACGAGGTTGATCCAGCTAATACTGGATGGAGTAAGCGCATGAGCGTTTTAACCAAAAATAAAAAAAACGCATACGTGACGATTGACCAGGCCGATAAAATTACTATGCTCGATGGTAGTGTCACTGAAACTAAAATTGTTAGTTTGGATTTGAGATTTGGAAATCTTTGTAATTATAAATGTATCATGTGTAGTCCAGTTCATAGTAATTTATGGTATGATGACTGGTTTTCTATTGACCTCAACGGCGTAAATAAATATTTGGATAAAGATAAAACTATATTTTCAAAGGGAGCCAACAAAGCATATGAGTTGAAAAAAGATGAATACGGCCGGGCTAGAATGGAAGGAACCGTTGCTTGGTGGGAATCTGATATTTGGTGGAAGCGATTCGAAGAAGTATTACCGACTCTAGGCATGATATATTTTACTGGTGGGGAGCCAATGTTAGTTCCCGCAATGCTAGAATGCTTAGATAGAGTTATCGCGTCAGGTCGCGCCGGACAAATTAGGTTAAGATATGATACAAATCTAAGCGTAATTAATCCTAAACTTATTGATAAATGGAAGCATTTCCGTGGATTGAGTTTGTGTTTGAGTATGGATGATATCGATGAAAGATATAATCTGATTCGTTTTCCAGGTAACTACGATAATTTTGTACGAAATATTAAAATTCTTCAGAAAAATAATGTTCCTATACACAAAACAACATGTTGCATAGGAATTGCGTCAATATATACAATGAAGAGAGTTCTTGACGCATCAATCGATCTTGGTATTAATACTACATTCAGATTTTTAGAGGGTCCCACTTGGCTTGATATTAGAGCATTACCAAAAGCTGCTAAATATGAAATAATAGTAAATCTGTTGAAGATGGACGGTTCGCGTGTTCATAAAATGTGGTATAATTCAGAAGTCGAGATTCTAAGAAAATACTTTGATGCAGAAGATAGAGCTAAAACTACTAACTTCGTTAGAATTATGACCATACTAGACCAAAGTAGAAATACAGATTGGAAAACTACATTACCTGATGTATATGACTTGTTAAATAGACATTGCCCAGAAGCATTTAAAACCAATATTTGATATTTATAAATAGACCATAATTTATACAGTAGAGGATGCAGACCATGGCTCACGTAGTAAAATATACATTGATAAAACCATCTCCGGATATTGAGTCTTTTATAAATGATCCAGACTTTCGCGCCGCGAGACAAAGCCTTTTTATTGATAGTGGGCGATTATCGGAAGAAAGAATTCAAGTATCTGATACGGAACTAACTATTATAAGGACATTCCGTGACGCTCTCAGTGCGGCAATTTATAAAGAATTTTGTGAGACTTTTAATGGTGGCCGAAACCGAGAGCGCCTACAATCTCATATTGCCAAAAATAACATAACAGTTAAAAAAGAAAGAATTAATTAGCTAATTATCTTTCTCCATCTAATTGAATTCCATACTCGTTCATGGAAGTAATATACTGCAATATTGAGAAATGTTGCTATTGTCGCAAACGTGAGTGCGGTCTGCCATGATCCCGTGGTAAAGTATGGAATAGCAAAGTTGTTGATGGTGATTAGTATTCTCCAGGTAACTGATTTGCTGATTGTTCTAGGATGCCCCTCTTTGAACATCAAAGAATCCTTTGGTGTTCTATTCCACTGAAAATAATTCCAAATTCGTTCGTGTGACCAAAATAAAATCATATTGATCAGCGTAGCAAATGTTGCAATCTGAATGCCCATCATCAAACTTCCTGTGACAATGAATCCATTCAGTATGTGACTAAGCGTAAAGCATACTCGAACAGTGAGCGTTTTAGTAATCGATCTAATATGATCTTCTGCGTATTTCATAGTTTATACCTCATTTTATCAATTTTATAGTCATGGCGCATAGTGATAAGGCCGTCTGGTTGACCATTTATCTCGTTTTTATACACAAATGGCGTTGCGTTTCTTGCGATGTAGTCAAGGCCTTCTTTCCACAAAGAATGTTCTTGTGTACCTTCACATCCTTTGATAAACCAAGTGTCAAATTCGCTATGCCAATCAGACAAGGCTTTATCAGATTGAAACCAGTTATCATTCCACGAACTATATATCAAACTACGAAGAACTCTTTCATGAACTAGTCGATATACAGCGTTAGACAAATAATCAGACATAAACACTTTGCGGGCTTTTGGAGTTAATTCGAGCCATTTCTTGATTGTGTGGGCTTGTTTGCATAATAAATCGCAAGCATCTGGACTCCAATAAAAGAACTCAACTGTGGTATTAGAATATTCTCCAAGATAATCTTCAACGGCAGCAATATTCGCAGCACGATCTGCGAATCTGATATAAAGATCATTGCTAACATGATCGATGAATATTCGTGGTTTTTCAACACCCAAAACAATGCCGATAGTCTTGTCTTTGTCGATCAGCTTCTTCATATCAGCAAAGTAGAAGTAATTAAATCTTGTCACATTAAGTGGGTTCAGTCCCTCTTTCTTTTTCAGGACCCAACCAGCATCGCCGTGTTTTGAGAATGCATCGAATAGATGATCAGTCAAATCAAATATTTTTATTTTTGTAGCAGGAATCATCTTTTGAATTTCAGCTAATCTTGGTATTGTTTGGAGAGCATGTTCAGATGAGGCCGCAAATTCGGGTTGCTTATTATTTGGATTAATATTCATAAAAGATTTTGCGCCCTTTTCCATAGTGTTGACTATAAGTTCATCAATATGGAGTTTTTGTCGAATGAATGCCATAACAACATTGTGGCTATCGGCGCCGCCACTATAACTAATTACTATGTAATCATATTTTTCGCGTAGTTCTCTGGCCCGCCTATCGTATAGTTGGTCTAGTGTTTCTTCTGGTTCATTTGCCCAATTATATTTACCAAATACATCTTCATTGAAATGCCATTTGACATAATTACTAGCAGCACTTAGCGGCGTCGTCAATTTATTCATGGCATGAGTTGCAAATAAACACGCTAAAATTTTAGACTCAAACTCAATGCCACCAACAGTATAATAACCAAGTGTTTTATTCATTTCTTAGCCTTTTTGCGATTTCAGTAAGAGAAAGAACTTCTGTTATATTATCTATGCCTACTCCGGCAAAAATGTGTCCATCTTTACCTTTAGAATAAATACCTGTGGCCAAAGACGCGTTTCTATTTAATATATCGTCGTTGAAAACATATTTGTCTGTAAAATTCGGGTATACAATATCACTAAACCGAATTGAATTTAATTTCATATTATTCCCACGATCAAATTTATATAAATTTTTTGATGATTCTCGGCACATTTTGTCTTTTATTTTTTGATCTAAGCCACTTTCTTTTGAAAAAGCAAACAATGTTCCTATGCCTATGGCTGAAGCACCAAGGCCCATATAATATGATACTTGCTCAGAAGTAGAAATACCCCCAGAAACTATGAATGGAACTTTGTGTGAATAAAAATCAATCAATTTGGATAGTGAAGTATCAGAAACAGCTCCAGCACCATCAGGACCCTTCAAAATTACATAGCTAGGAAGATTATATAAACGTGTACCTTGTGTTTTAGAGTAAACAATAAATCCGTATTTTTTAAGTTTACTCATAAGTTCATATTCTTGCGGTGCTCCTGTTTCTAATATATATTCCATATGTTCAATTTTATATTTTGATATGATCCCAGCCCTAATCATCATTGCAATTTCGGTGTATGTACCACTAACAATAAGAGAATCACAATTGCCAATGCGATCATTATAGTATTTTAGTTCAGCATCAATCTTATCCATATCGCGTCTAGACATAAAAACGGAAAACGTTGGAGTGATACCAGCCCTAAAGCAATGTACGGCAAATTTTGAATCGGAAACTCCATTCATGCCAAGAGCAATTAATTTAATCATTATATCTAGATAAAAATTGTTCAACTTCGGGTGACACTGAAAAATTCTTTACAAGATCCTCCGCTTCTTTTCCAATCTTAAATGACGAGAACGCAGAGTATCCAATGGGATTTTCTAATATTTTTGGATCTGTTGACATTTTTTCTATGATTTTATGAATCTTCTTAGCTTCGGCCGGATCATAGTTCTTGAATTCCCTGAATTGTATCATTTGAGTTGATAAATATTGGGCAAGATCGCTCAATGTGATGTAACTTTTCCATAAAATGCCTAAGTTTTCGGGATTTTTTCCCTCTACAGATTTATACAATTTACGCAATGATCTATCGCCTGGATATGTTGGAGTATCCAAATGCCATAGTGGTTTTACAAGATTTGTGTCAACATATCTTTCGGTAAAATCAGGATCATTTAATTGTCCCTGCATAATATCCGTTTCTCCGCGCAGGGTTGCTAATCTCGCTTCGTCCGTGTTTTTATATCCGCCAATTGCCCTATATTTAATATTGAGAACATCTAATCCGATTCGTTCTAATGCATTTGCTAAATTTAGATTCACCGGTAACCCTATATGTAGAATTGCTGACGAATTCTGTAAAGTTTTGATATCATTTGATTTATCTATCGGAACCCACAAAGCAATTAATCTACCAGATGTGAAATATATTTCTGATGAGTTTAAGTATTTCGTATCTAATAGGTTTGAAATTTTCGAATGGTGAACTATTTGATTGTGAACCCCAAATACTAGATCATTGCTGTCAGAATTATTGTATTGTGCCACTGGGCCAGCCAGTCCAGACGCACTCGTGCTAGGAATAACGATGATTCTATCTATTCCGTCCATATTTTCCTTAATGTATTGTCCAACTAACCTAGCTATCTGGGCAGGCCTTGATGTAGGTCCAAGATTCACATAAAACTTAATATCCTTGGCAATAGCATCGCCCGCGCCGATAATACATAGCAATATGGTTAATATCATTGTATATTTTTTAATCATGTCATACTCTTCCTATGTATTGTACAATTCCATTATCGTTTAGTATGAACTCGTCTCCAGTTCTTATGTAGATATCATCTACATATTGAACATTATATATATCTTGTGCGTAGTCAAATCTATACTCTTTATTTACTGCCAATTCATATGTGTTTTTGCCTGCAATGGAGATTAATTTCCCTGCCCCATTTTTCAACGTATCAATATGAAATCCTGCAATATGAATTTTGTCATGGATAGACGAATCTTGTGGAATATGCCACGAAACTGAGGAATCTGATGCCCCATATATATTATTTATGGTGATGTTCTTCTGAGCATTTGCAATAATTTCATATGCGTATAATGAATTTTTGTTAGGAGTTATTAATCTGATTGAGATATTGGTCGTGACTCTAGAAAATTCTAAAATCATCTCATCAAGTTTTCCAGAATATGATGCCCAGAATGGATTTTCTTTTACGTATTCATCATACAGTGGATGGGTCGGTAAAATATCTGAATAGATTGTTAAGTTTGTTACTCCATAATCGATAATATTATTCACGATATATTTCCAATTTACTTTTTTATGATCATTGTCTAATATGACCGTGAAATTTTTAAGCATGAGATGTGCGGAGGTTAAATTACCAAAAGACAATACTGGAGTACCGATTATATATAAAATATTATCTGACTCTGCTTCTGATATGTCCTGATTAATTCCGGGAGTAAAATTAATAGTTCGATTAATTTTATCAAATGATTTCCCTCTTGTTCGTTTCATAATCTTTTTTTGCCCGGTTGTACCGGAAGTAAAATTAATAGAAATTGGATCATCCAGAGTAGGAAAATCGGTTATATCATTAGTCGGCGAAATCCTTGAGTAGTGATTAACTGTAAAATCGTTGATATTATATTTTATATCAAGTCCCCCTTGATCTATGATATATGCTGCGTCGTGCCCTCTTTGATGATCTATGATATTTTTCTTAAAATTTACTCCAAGTTGATTATGTTTGAGCTGAAGATATTGGCTCTTGAGGGATAAAAATGGAAATCCAGCCATAATACACGCCATTTCCGCTAATATTCTATTGCGATTATTGGCGCACGTTATAGCAACACAATCCCCCAGATTAATACCAATGGCTAATAATGATTTTGCGATATTACCAGACAAGAATTTTGCTTTACCTCTACTGACATATTCACCATTGGTCATTCTAATAATAACACAGTTTTCATCCAATGATGCCATTGTCTTATTAAATACATCAGGTTCTTGCGCCATTCTATAGTTTCCTCTATTGTTTCATTCTTTTTAAGAATTCAATTTTATTATAAGATTTGTACATCGCAACATCATGTGGCGATGTTCTTTTTAAAATTTCATTAAATATTTCGTACACTCCTCTATTATATGCGTAATTTATTTTTGGCCGCCAATTTAGGCCATATAACTTAGATTTAAACTCTTGTGTGTCCGTAGTATTTGTTGCTTTTATCATAGCATAACACAACTCTCTTGTATATAAGAAGAATTGTATATTTTTATCATTTATAATACTAGCATAAAAATCCCATTCGCAACATAACACCGAATCCAGTGGTTTATTATCATCAATAAAATGATCGCCTGTTACTAATATTCCATCTCTGTCTTTAACGTATTCAGATAACAAAAATGTTGTGATGGCATAGATTGCCCTTCCCCTAAACATTTTATTCACTCTCAACATACCACTTACAAGATCATGATTGCTATACTCTATTGTGATTGGAGTAACTGCTAGAGTTTTACATACACGAAATGCATATTGCCGTTCAAGTTCGTTCCCTTCACATATAGCAATTATGGGCGTAACTTGTATGCCAAGCCGACAAAAAGTTGTCAATACATATTCAGAATCTAAGCCGCCACTTAAGGCAACATATATATTTGGTGACACATTTGATATTAAATTTGCTGTATAATTGGAAGCAGATTCAAAAGACATTTCGTCAAACTCTTTTGAAACAATAGAAACTTTAAAATCTAAATTGTGAGTTTTAGCTCTCTCTAAGAGATTATGACTAATCCAATCTTCATAAACCATTATATCGCTCTCCATTCTGATTATATATAATTATATATATAACATAGCGAGATGATTTGAGGTGACTATGATTTTGTTGTTTTTTTTGAGTTGGACTTTTCTTCTTTATTTTATCCATAGAATTGCGCATGGATTTAAATGGTCGTGTCATATGGATCATCATAAATTTATCTTAGACCATTCCGTTACTTCTTGGAAATGGAATAATTTATTATTATTCAATGATACTTGGCTAAGTACTCTAGACTTATGGGTAACAGAGGTTCTTCCAACTATAGTATTTTGTATGATAACTGGTATTTGGGAAATTGCCGTCTTTTACTATCTCTGGGCATCTCTCATTCAAGAAATCGTAGAGCATAATCCAAACTTCAATATCTTTCCATTCTTAACTAGTGGAAGATGGCATCTTCTGCATCATACAGATGATAAAGTTAATTTTGGATTGTTTATTCCCGTATGGGATTTGATGTTTGATACATATAGGAGATTATCATGAAAACTCACGAATTATTTCCCACTGTAGTATGCTCTTGGGACTATCCAGAACAAGATGAATTTGCCGCAACATTCTATGCCAATATATTTAAGTATATGACACCCGATGGATTCTCTAGTGAATTCACTGGTCATGTTAATATTCATCACGAAGAATCTTTTGGTCATCTATTTCTGTTTGCCACACAATGTCTAAAGCAGTATATTTCGCAGTTAAATGTTGATCCAGAAATGTTTGATTTGAACATAGTTAAAACTTGGATGAATATAACCAAAGATCGCCAAACTCCTATTCATAGTCATGCCGATGCTAACTATTCATTTACGTATTATATTAATATCCCAAAAGATATTCCAAAGCCACTTAGATTCTACAATAATGAAGCATCCACACATAACGCAAACGATGGTTATTATTGTATGAGTAAATTTAACTCATCTGAATGGAATAACTATAACTCATATACTTGGCAATTTGAGCCACAAGAAGGTCAACTATTTGTGTTTCCCGCAAATCTTGTTCATGACACAGTTGGCGCAGTTCTCGGTAAGGAATCTGGAACTAAAACAGTCGATGAATTGAAACAAAGTCGCATCTGCATCGCTGGAGATTTTCTATTAACATATAAGGTGCCGACCGCGAAGGCGACCGGGCTACAGCCAGTATCAAACTGGAGAATATTTCAATGATGTATAATTATCTTTCGAATAATCCACACGAGAGGTCGCGAGTAACTTATCCCTATGTATATTGGGATGGATTGTTTACCGATGATGAACTGGATAAGATTATCGAAATATCTGAGCGACAGGAACTAGTCCCTGGTAAAACTGGAGGCGCTGGAGATGGTAATATATCTGAAATCCGGGTAAGTAAAATCGCATTCGTTAATTATAATCCAGATACTCAATGGATTTATGACAAACTCAACTGGGTAATTAGTACAGTAAATGATAGGTACTACAATTTTAATTTGAATGGCTACTCGACGTATCAATATGGGACATACGATTCTGATCACGCCGCGCAATATAATTGGCATATGGATACGTTCTTTGGGCCAATCGTTGAAAAATTTTCCGCTGAACACGAGACCCGTAAATTATCATTATCGTTGTTGTTAAATGATAATTTTGAAGGTGGGGAATTTCAAATGAATCTAGGAGAGACCCCGGAAACAATAGAATTCAAAAAGGGGAGAATTCTATTGTTTCCGTCATTCCTAACGCATAGAGTCGCCCGCGTCACATCTGGCATCAGGAAATCTCTAGTAGTATGGGTTACTGGACCAAAGTTTGTTTAATCTTTAGTTCTAATAGCCGCAAGCAACTTATCAATTTCTGACATGAACGCTTCTGATTCTAGTTTAGAGGCTGTTGTCGATGCCACAGGTGTTGGTGATACAACTTCTGGTTCCACATATTCTACTTCGAATGTTTTACCAATATTTGCATTAATATCAGCCATAGTTGTATCAATTTCCGGGTTGTCAACATCATCGAGCAATTTTAGATAAGCGGCAGGCGCACAAGAAATGATGTAATCGTGTAATGCCTGCCCACTCAAAGACGGAGTTTGGTACATCGTAAGATTATAATCTGTCGTGCATCTTACCGGAGTTCCATCATCATTTCTTGCGATTGGTCCAGCAAATTTATCTATTGCGAAAAAATCTTCGCCATGCGTGTCGCTAAAATACCGAACTACCATAGAATGATTAGCTTCGTCTTTTGAGATAATTTTATATTTGATGATCATGGTTATGATTTCCTGCCAGTTAATGTTCCTGTTGCGACCCATGTTATACTTGTATTTCCGACGACAGCGTTTCCGCGAACACCAGTCGAGCCTGCTGCTCCACCCGCCCCACCTGGACTTGCTCCCCATCCCGGCGAAGGCGGCGAGGTGCCGGGCGATCCTGTTGCGCCCGAATTACCTCCGGCGCCGCCCGATCCGGTTGCGGCGCCAGCCCCGCCGGCGCCACCGATTGTCGCGCCGCCGCTCGTGCCTGCTACTGCTGTTCCAGAACTTTGAGATCCAAATGGTCCTCCGGCACCGCCCGGAGTTCCTGCTCCGCCGCCGCCGCCGCCTCCCGCATAATAATCTGGTCCTGCCGGAGTAGCTTCACCCTTTGAGCCGCTAATATAACCACCAGTATTATAAGATCCGCCGCCGCCGCCGCCGCCTCCGCCGCCGGGTCCACCCGCACCGCCGCTAATTGTACCTGTATTTTTTGCGACAATAGTCACACCAGAAATTATGTCAGCTTTAAATGCTGATCCACCTTGAGGTCCAAGTGATCCAACGGATCCTATTCCTGGCGCACCAATTGTTGGTGTGCCCGCAGGACAGCCTCTGCCACCTGCGCCACCCTGACCAGTTAGTGTTACTGTTGTGCCCGTTATCGTGCTTGTGTTCTCAACATAAATGAAATTACCAGGAGCCCAGCCCGTACCTGTGCGAAATGCGGGTACTGTATTAGCCGAAGCTGTCAGTGCTGCATTATTAAAGAACAACACATTACCGGGGTATGATGGAGACCCTGCTGTGGTATACAAATTCACATCGCTTGTGGGCGATGAAATCGTAACGACTTTTGTTGGTCTAACTGCTATTGCTAGAAACATTTGTTATTTACCTTACATCTGGCATATATGAACCGTACAAATTCGTACCATCGCTAATAAATGTAATAATATCTCTACGATTTGCTGTTGTAGTCAATACGGGTGCTACAGCCGCAGTAAATTTAAATACTGCGTTCCAAGTTATAGTACGTGACCCCGTACCATCTTGAATGACATGAAGAATATATGTACCAACTTTAAGAGGTGTCGGTGCTGCAAATGTTCTATTGCCACCTAGAGTTACTGTTGCCACTGACCCGAGCGTCGTATCCCAACTGATTGTTGCTCCGTCTGTTAGTGTCTGACTTAAGTAATTTGCGTTTGTTACGTCAATCGTGCCAAAGAACTTATTGGTGCTGCTTGTGTTTGAGAATGTTGTATTGCCCGCTACTGTTAAGGCATTACTGATTCGTGCTGCGCCGCGAACATCCACGGTGCTTGTCTGATCGCCTAATAAGATACTACCTGTACCAGTATTAGCGACGATGTTTCCATTAATAACAGTTTTCTTGCCAGAAGCACCTAAAACTGTATTACCTGATACTAGAAACGATGTACTGACTGTTGCGCGACCAGTATGTGCAAGAAGACCAGAAGTTGTTGGATTAGTTGCGTTTGCTTTTGTTGCGATGAACGAATTGGTGTTTGCTAGTGCTGCGCGTTCTGTTGCCTTTGTCTGAAACGTAGAAACAGCATTGGCAACTTCTAGATACTGAGTTGTTGGTGCCCAATATACTGATGTGCCGTTGGTGCGAAGGACGAAATTAGATGTACCAAGTGCTCCGTTAGCAATCAATCCCGATAATGTTGTATTACCCGTTACAGCAAGATTTGTACCAACAGTTACTCGACCGTTAGCAGATAATAGACCAGTTACAATAGTGCGCTTACCAGCAGCACCTAGAACTGTATTACCAGTTGCTTTAAGAACATTATTAGCGGTAATTGTGTTTGCGTATAGACTTGAATTGTTGATAGCAAACTGACTCAATCGTTCAAACGCCTCATTTGATCGTGTCCGCCAAGTATCAAATGTATTTGTAAGTGCTACGTTAGCAATTTTTGCCATTTATGAATCCTACTCTTTATTAGCGGTTGGTACTTGTGGTTCTATTTATATTATTTATAATCTACAATATCTCTTACGTTACTTTTTTATTTATATTGGTTTTGATCTACAATAAATTTTAATAGAGATTTAATTTCAAGAAGTTCATTCTTAAGTGTATTTATATCTTCTATGGCGTTTATCATATCAACATGAGCCGATCTTTTCTTTCGATAAGATTCAAGTGATCCTAAGTTTGTATTCAATATAGCCTTTGATTCTGAATCGCGGACTAAACTTGAAGAATCTTTTACTTTAAGTAACATTATCTTTGCAATGCGATAATACGAAGATTGCGAACACGTGGCGGCTGAGTTGATGTGTCTTTTTGAAGAACAATCTTAATTGCCAAATGTTTATATCCTACAAATCTTGCTTTGTTAGTTGTATTCCGATATTCTAGAATGCCCGAGTTTACAGTATTTGCGCCAGACCGATACACATTATCATATGTTGATACGATATACTTATATTCACGGAAGTCATTCGTATTAACAGAACTTGATACTTGTGTTGTAGCAGTTTCAAGACTCATTGGAATCCAGCGAGCATTATCAAATCCATCTGAATCGTCGGCATGAATTGCTTTATAATACACTACAATATCTGATCCACTTGGCTTATATCCATCAAGATACACAACAACATCTTCTGCGTCTTGACCTTCAGCCAGTGTTACTTTACGAGTAATATACCGAGCAAGAGCATTGCCGCCAGATAGAACACCATCTTCAGAACTGGCTATTGCTACGTTTGAGTTGATTAGATTTTGAACTGTGATAAGCGAGATGCGGCGAGTATCAACAACAGGTGAACCAATAATCGTGTTGCTGGTAAGTGTGATCTTAACTTCAGCACTTTTATTGGCTGCCATTGTTGCACTAGATGCTGAAGTATTGGATTCGACTGACCGACTAAGAACAAATCGAGGAGCAGTAAATTCCATATCATCATTTAGATTTAGACCAATATATGAACTATCACGAGTTGAATCTGATGTAGCAAACTTACCAGCATATGCTAGTGATGTATTTGATGGTAGCAATACGTCACCACGAAGATTGGCTACATCCAACTGTAACTTATCCATTGTCATAATTTTCGCATAATATCCATCGGTCTGACCAGTGATGTACATATTTGGAATAAATGTGCGATTCAATGTTGTTGAACCACTATTTGCATATGATACGCTCGTCAAATGAACACGAGTATTTGCGAAGTTTACTGCGTCATAATATTCCATTGTGCCGATAGGATACGAAGCAGATACGATAACACCAGTTGAGTTGCCTACAATAACACCAGTCGTCGCATTTGTATTTCGAATGCGAATACGTTCACCGCCTTTAAACTTAGTGGCTGATACGCTATAGACTTTAATGTTACCACTAGCACCAGAAGTATATTCACGAACACGACCAGTTGCGCCAGACACCATACCCTGAACATATGTAACGTGGGCATTGACTGCTTTGGTATTAGCGAAGGTACCAAAAAGTAGAGTTTCGCCATGAATAGTCTCACCCATTTTAGTGAATGTAGATGACACGTTTGAAAGTGTCATATAATCACGGGCTTCGTTCTTCAATACTGCGGTACCAACTGTCTTAGTAAATTTCGCATAATATAGAGTGTATTTAATATCTTCTTCTTGAATGGTGCTGAACGCAGTATCATTCGAAGACACATATAGAACGCCTGTAGCAGGTTGACTTACGATTCGATTGCCAGTCGTAATATCAATATCGCCCAATCTAGCAGTATAAACAGCATATTCAGGCGAAGCAGCACCAGGAATAACAATAAATCCATATTCTTTATCAGCCAACAAATACACTGGAGCCGAGAAGTAGAATGGAGTTGCTGCGCTACCATCATCGCTTACATTTACATCTGCAGATGATATGGTTACGCGAGAGAATGGCACGAGATTACCAGTCATAGCACCATTGATAATTTCACGAAGTTCAACAGTAACTGGATAAGTCGAATCTTTGCGTGAGAAATACAAGTCGATTTTTGTCACGAACATGCCAGAGCCAGATACACCAGATACTTGAATAGGTGTTACCAAGAACGACTGCGCGATTGGATCACCCTCGGCTTGACCACTAACAGCGGCTGGCTGAGGCACTTGCCCGACAACTGTTTGCTGGAGACCACGCGATGCGAACTCAGTAGAACCAACAACCTGAGATTCATGGACATCGGCATTTGTGAACTGAACACCGCGAGTTGTAATGACAGCATCTTGCTGTTGTGTGTTTAGACCAGACGCAGTATATACTGCCTCTGCTCCGCTAGTTGTTAGTCCAAGTCCATCTACATTTGTTGGATTGTCTGTTAGACGGAATATCTTTGCCCCAGTATAAAATCTCAATGAGTCATCTGCGGGAATACGGAAGATACCATATACATTACCAGACGTATCTGATGTTAGGCGTCCACTCTCATTTGCTGTGTTAGCAAATGATGAGTTTGTTGGTGTAACATATGATCCAACGTTTTTGCCATCAAAGAAAGCATATAATCTTGAACTTGGCTTCATACCACGTGCGGTGAAGCGAACGCTGCGAGAGCGCATGTATGGTTGAATATTGATATCAGTGATACGGTTACCAATGCGCTGTGTCTGCGTGTATGGAACTAATGTTGGTTGAACACCAGCGCGACTTTGTTGAGTTGAGACTGCGATAACGTCTTGAACTAAATCGGTTTGAATAATATCATTACCAAGAATGCTTTGTCCTTGTGACACTAATCGTTGACCAGTGATTGTTTCTTGGCGCCCACCGATAACGTCTTGCCAGTTGCCCCATGCTGTCTGCCAAGATGAAGCGACATGCATCCATGCGTCAACATTCAAGTCAAAGTTAATATTGACATCTGGCTTTTGTGTAGTATCTACCCAGAAGTCATTATCTGGATCAAGTGTCAATAGACCTACGAACTTCCAACTTGCGCCAGCAACGACGCGGGTTGTCGTTGCGTATGGTTGATTGACTAGGATTTCATGTGAATATGGAAGTGTGATTAGTTCACCAATAGTAGTTGTGACAACCGTTGAGATTGTCGCGGTACTTCCAGAAGTACCGCCAGACACACTTGCAGACGCAACAAAGTTACCTGTCGCATTTTCAATATAGAGTCGCCCATCGGTTTGATGGCGAAGTGTTGCGGTAAATGCTCCAGATGTAAGAGTTTCACCAGCAGTAAACGTGATTTGTGAATTTGAGATTGCTACTGTTTGATCTTTAGATATGCCAGCAACAGTTACGTTTGTGCGAACCACACCACTTGATGAAGAATCGTATTCAAGAGTTAAGAAGTCTAACTTGAACGGTGGGCGCATTTCGCCTTTCTTTGAATCAATGGAAATCTTATAGTCTAAATCATGGACGTTACCGATGCCGTGGCCAGTAAATGCGTCAACAAGCATACCATTTTTGAAACGATCTAGACCATTCGCATCTTGAATGTTTAAATCATTTGCGTTCTTTTCGAGCATATTCAATGATGTGTAATATTCAAGATGATCGACACGATCTTTGATTGCTCCAATATCTCGCATAGTATATCGTTCGTGGCGAGCAGGAAACACACCGCAAGCCATACTTTGACGACCAGCCGCAATTGCGACAGATATGGGTAGTGAAGGATACGGTGAAACCAACACAGTGGCTAAATCCATTGTAGTCTTTGGCACTTCTGGCGCAGCAGGTTTAATGTTTGGTGTACCGCGAACCGAGTTGATTCTTCCATTTACATCCATTGTTATAAGGTCTTTACGGGCTAGATAATAATCTAGATCCATAGAGAAGTTTTCGCCAGGATATGGAAAACGTAGACCGCCAGATGGTTCGTCTGTTGAAGTAGATAGTTTTGGATTAATAGAGATATTTGTAAGTGTCGTGACAGTATTTGCGGTGTCTGTCATACGTGGACGAACATCGATTGCATTTCGCAAGTCAATCGCAGTACCGGACTCTGGTGACACATATACCGGAATCTGGTATGTGTAAATCTTCGAAGTATCGGATCCTGCGGTAGCATCGTCAACTGGATACGAATCGACTGAGAAGTAGCCAACACCTGAAGAATAACTATGAGTGAAGTGATCAAACTTCACAAGAAATCTATCACCACTTGCGATAGTCAATGAACTACTGGGCTTCTTTAGCAGTTGTGCGTGTTCATATAGAGGATCATGCATCCCAGAAGACAGAGTGAAGTGAGTTGTTACATCTGTACCTTCGCCTGTTGAAGCAAAGTTTGATCCTGATTTTTGTCGAACTGAAACAAGTCGAAATCCATCTGATAGACCAAGTGGCCATGGACCAGTTGTATTGGCGGTATATGATGTGCCGCCACCAGCACCAACACGAATCTGAACGAGTCGATCTCTGGCAATTATCTTAGCTGCTTCTTGTCCATTGGACTTATTCATCTTTGCGATAACTGTACCAGTAATAGTTGCTGGCGAGTTAAACGTCTCATTTAAATCAATAGTAATACCAGTAGCAGATGTAACGTTGATTGACCGATTACCTTGACCACCAACACCAGCCATATTGATAAGCTGACCGGGATTAAAACGTTTTGCAAACGGCATTCCTGATTTAGTAAATGTTGGTGTGTTTAACACACGAAGTTGTGTTGCGCTATCGATCTGAGTAACTAAGAAATTACGATTATTTGATCCCTGATAAATGTCAAGAACATCGCCAACTGATACTTGTGTTGTAAAGGCCGTGCCAGTTCCAATGATTGTATTTGAATGGCTAACGTCGATAGCAATTGTGCCAGTAAGTGCTGATGTATTAGCAGAAGTTTTACACACAACAATATAATCAGTTGTAGCAATAGTATCAGATTGAACACCAGAGCCACTAAATGTTTCTGAGGCTTCACCTGATGTTACTGTACCAACACCTAAATTATTAAGAGATAGATCAAATGTTTTGATGAACTGCCAATCGGTATTTACATTACCACTTGTGTCGCGAAGTCGTTTGACATTGCTTGCTGGTGTTAAAAATACACCGCGTTCATATGAAGTATCGAATGTTGATGCAGTGCTGCCGTCGCCAGAAGTACCAACGATATCTGCTTTACCATTTGCTGTCGCAGATGAAAATACAATACTTTGTGTGTTTGCGAATGACTTACCACCTGTAGTAATCTGAATATCAGCCAAATATATTTTGTAAATACAGTTTGGCAGACCGACAGTACCAGAATAATATACGATAGCACGAACAACTGCGGTACCAATAGCAGAACCAGCAGCCGCTGTAAGAGAATAGTTTAGTCCACTAACAGCATTATTTTGCGATGAATATAATGATACTCGGTCTTGCCCATTAAGATCCCATAGACCAGCGACGTTATCGCACAACACATAGTTGCCATAATCCGCAATAGCAGAAACGTCTGCTACAGACGCATAATCAATTCCCTTATCAATAGCAACACCCTTAGATATAATCGTCTTAAGGTCATACCCCTGAATGTATGCTTTACCTGGAGAAACTTCGACGTAGAGTTTATTTGAGTCGCCACCATTACCTGTCGTAAATGCGCCTCGATTTGACCCAGTATCAAGATGTTCTCGAAGAATAGATTGAAGACCATTTACGATATAATCACCAGATTCATCCGCTGTACGATTTGCCATATAGTCGCGAATCTTAGAATATTCAGTTGTCTCGGCAATCGATTGTACAATGCCATTTTTGATTTGAAGCAACTCAATAAAGTTATTTGCTGAAGTATCAGTAAACGAATATTTTGCGAGAGTTGGTGTAAGAACCAATCTATCTGCGCCAGGTGCTGCATAGTTGTATGCGCCAGCCGCTGGGTCTAACAGTGTATCATCACTATCTGAGTTGATGATGCTTTCAACTACATTTAATCCAACACGATATGATGGAGTTGTATTGTATTTTTCAAGAATGAGTGTTTGTTCATTTACGCGAATAAAATGATCTTTAGCATAAACAATACCCGATGCTATAGTGTATGCTGATCCATGACCACCTGCGCCACCCTGATTTGCGCGAATCGTGTTGGCACTTAAACCAGATCCATCAACTGCTGTGAGGATTTCATTATTAGCAAAATATCTTGTGCCATTTGTATTTGCTGCTGTATATTTGACAAATATAGTTTTAAAGTTTGGTGTATTTGCTTCTGCGCCATCAGTGGCATTTAATACAATAGCACGAACACCAGAAGTTGTTCCCTTTAATGTTTTGCCTACGAGAGATGATACAGTTACCGTGTCGCCAGTGGATGTGTTATTTCGAAGTTTTACGTAAAGATACTTTTGATCATATTCGCCTTCACATCCGCGAACTTTTGACCCCTCTTTGAAAATATGTTCAGCAAATCGATCAATCTGATTCTGCTGGATGCTCTGCATCTGCGTAAGTTCGCGAGCCTGAACAGCCAAACCTGGTCGAAATAGAATCCGATGATAGTTCTTTGTTT